GTATTCACTTTTTCCCACGTTTCCAGCCTCCCAGATCACATTCTACAAGTAGAACCTAATCCCAGAAGCCTTCCAGGTGCGTCACTCCCTCTCCAAAACCCGTACACCCATACGCAACCAAACGAGACATACCAAAAGAAGTAAACAGCGCCACGTTATAATGTTCCTATTATTATCATTAGTATTATTAGTATTATCATTATTATTATTATTATTATTATTATTATTATTATTATGACTATTATTATTATTGTTCTTAGTATTGTTATCACTAACAGTCTTATAAATGCATTCAGTCTTAAAGCCTCTGTGGTAGCAAATGGTTAATCTGTACTCCATAGTTTAGAATATCACCCTCACCTCCAGGACATCCAAATATAGCACATAAACCAGCCATCGCAGGATGAGGATAATACCGGTTGCATCTATCACATGATGGAATTTGTTCGTGAGTAAAGCCTCTCTCATCACAATTCTCGCTCATCTCTCCAAGATAGGAGTACATACATTGGTGATCGTATAATCTATGGTTGATCTTTGGTTCTGTCGTTCCACATGGCATAAGATATCTATCAGGAAGCACTTGGAAATGCTCACGCCAGGCGCAGTTACTTAGAAAAGAGTGCCTTCTCAAATCATCCGGCTGAACCCCAGGACCAGGAACCCTCTCTCCTTCAATAAACACGTCATTATCCTTGCTATAATCTTCTCCGCTTACAGAAGGCCATACAGAAGATAAAGCGCTCAATTCTACATCTCCCCTGGTTTGAACCATTGCCTTCACCTTCGTGTGAATGATTGGAACCAATCTCAAGGGATGAGCGTTAGCCTGTTTATTCCGCATTCTGAATGGCCGATCCCTGTTTGTCATTTCGATAGCCTGCTTAATCCGCATCCCTTCATTATACGTCAGAGACGGTGACAACACAGTTGCCGTCATACTAGTTAAAATTTGGACCAACACTGCCAATTCCTTCTTCTGAAGATCCACTTCAAAATATCGTGTAAACAAGTCACTTGTGAACCATTTTCCTTTGATATGACAATAACCTAAGAATGGCCTCCCTGGAACATTACAACTTGATGTTTCATTAATGCTAATGATAGACCTTGTTCTTTCATTTCCGATATTAAAAATTTCATACCTAGCTATTATAGCACAAGGGGTCCAGACAATCTCACAACACACAGAATTACCTAGTCCAGTTCCTATCAATAATCCTCCTGGCAAATAGGTAGCTACATTGTACCCCTCCTTGACCATTGCTTTCTTCTTATAATTCATAACGATACACGAATACCAATGCCTTAATCCTGTCATTTTTACCTCTTTGGGTTTCACTCCAATCCTTATCTGATCAGAAAGTCTAGCTCCTTCTAAAAGCCACTCTTGTCTGTTCGCTTCAGTATTTACTGGCATCTTCGTCTTCTTAAGCAAATCACGATTAACCTTGGAAGTCACAAGACTCTGGGTCGGCTTAGGAATGGTGAAACGCGATGAAGCGCCGTCGATGTTTAACTTCATACCCTTTTGTAAAGCCTCAGTAACCATATCAGCACGAACTTTGGCCACTTCATCAGATAAGAACCTCCTTCTTTTCGCCTCTCCTGCTTCACACTCTTCAACGGCCGCACCCTTATCCAAAGTTGGGACGTTGGTCATACCTTTCGCGAACAATTGCTCGAGAATGTTCTTAGCCAGATCAAGTGCATAAATTGGTGTTTTAATAAACGTTATCTTCCCTGTTTCATCATCCTCGAAAGGGTGGATCGACATTATTTCACAAGTGCTCAATGTCATATCAACTGGTTGGTCTAATAATACAGTACATGGTACCAGCACTCGACGACACACGGATGATAACCCAACTTCAGTTGCATTAACCCTTGCGAAACGATATTTTCCAGTCTTCAACCCGACTTCTTGAACACATATCACACAGGTTTCCATTTGGTTGGGATCTGACTGAAAGAAGTAGTACTCACACGTATTTCCGCTGATGACCAAGAAATTCCTGTGATGTAGCATTGATATGATGCAGCAAGAAAAGATATCAATTGGTCCCATGCCTCTAATCAGTTCAGGTTTCCTTGGTACTGACGCTTCTTTCTTGACTTCAGCACGGTACGCGGCAGATGTTAAACCGACACACATGAATAATTCGTCAAACCAGGGCTCCCCTTTGATATTGGAATATGCCGGCAATCCTCGCAGAACGGTTGCTTCAACAGGATGGTTGGTAATCATCTTCAAGCAGTATAAAGAATCATTCATCGATAACCAAGTGACCAAATCAGACAGAGACCCTTTCACTTCTTTAGTTGGTGGTGAGAACGAAAATGATGGCTCGGAAAAAGGCGCGGTTTGAACTGGTACTGCTGAGGAAGTAGATCCAGTAAATGTTCCAAAAAGGATTCCCCCGTTGGTGCCGTTTGAGCTTAACTGGTTATTCATGCTTGGTTATGGATTTCTTGGTTGGTTGGTGTGATTGCTGTTTGAACAAAATCTGATAGCTGAATGGTTGGTGAATGCAAAGGTCTTAGATCGCGTGGAAAAAAAACT